TCAAACTAAAAAGTTACTACGAATTTTATCAGGAAATATTATTCTATCCTGATAGAACTGACAACTTGCAACCTGCAGGTATGTCATCTAACCACAAAGATTATATCTAAACACTTGATATAATTACATAAATACTGTATGCTGATAGCAGAAATGGAGGTTTCAATGACAGTAGATGCACGACACTCACCTAATCGTGAGGACTTTATCAGAGGTAGCGACATGGTATCTTTGATGCAAGGTAAATGGAATGAGTTATACAAGATCAAGATGGGTCAGATAGGTCGTAAAGATCTATCCCATTTGTTCAATGTAAATCTTGGTACATTCACCGAATCATTTAATATGGACTGGGCAAAACAAAATTATGATTATAAATTTGCTAACCAAGTTCCATTCAAAAAACAATATGGCAGCATAAACCTACAAGGTACACTTGATGGTTATGATTACGAAAACAATGTACTTATAGAATGTAAACATACACATAGTCGTAATGACATGGAGACTGTGATTGATTTCTATATGCCACAGATACAATTCTATATGTACCTATCAAATGCAAAGCAAGGATTACTATCTGTAATATTTGGTAACACATATGATGCAGTAGTTGTTGATGCAAGTGATGAGTATCAGACTCTTATGCTAGACAGAATCAAAATGTTTTGGGAATGTGTAGTACATGGCAATGAGCCTGATGATGTTGCCACTGTTGTCGACAAGCTAATGACAAACAAGATACCTATCAATGGCAAGACCAAACGAGATGTATCTAAAAGCAACTCTTTCACAAGTAATACTGATGCTTACATTCACTACGAAACAGCTAACAAATTATTTGAGGAAGCAAAGAAAGGTCTCAAAGCAGAGATCGGAGATGACGAAGCTGAGATCTACAACGATCTTATCTGTGTCAAAAGAGACAAGCGAGGGTCAATTCGCATAACAAAGAAAGGGTGAGTAGACCCAACTCACCCCTTCAACTATCTGTATAATGGAGGTTACACATGACAGATACTAAAAGTAATACCAAAAAAGCTGAGCCTAGTAAAGTATGGTCAGTCAAGAAACACAACATAAAGACTGCTCTTCTTGAGTTCCAAAAGCTTGCAGTAAGTGCCAAGAAAGATGGTAAGAACCCACACTTCAAGAGCAACTACTCAACACTGGAGTCAGTTATTGAAGCAGTCAAACAAGGCAATCAGTTTGGTTTGTTCTTCACTCAGGAAATGACATACGATTATATATCCAATCCTGATGGATCTAATATTAAACCAGTACCAGTTGTATCAACTAAAGTTATGCACGAGCATGATGATACTGTCATTGAGTCCAAGCTACCTATCATGTTGGCACAAGTAAACATGGAGAATCCACAAAAAATTGGATCAGCTATCACCTACTACAAAAGATACACTTTGCAGAGTGTGTACGGATTACCTTCAGAAGATGATGATGGTAATGAAGCAAGCAAACCTAACGTCAATATTACTAAACCAAAACTAAGAGGAGAAGATGATGGATTATGATAACACAGACAGAGGTAGTTTCTTCAAACCACGAGCAGATGAAAGTCTGCTTGTGCAAGGGAAGCTAGATAGTAATGGCACAGAACATAGAATTGTCATTGTCAAAGCCTCACTACCTGATGGTGGTGTGGCACGAGATGTCTATGCAAAGGTCGGTACTATGTATGAGAACGACAAATCTCAAAACGAAAAGTCACCTGACTTCAGTGGTCCAGTTACACTACCCAATCAAGACAGTCGTAGGATTGCTTGTTGGAAAACTATATCCAAAGATGGCAACACTAAGTTCTTATCTGCACGGATAGGTGACAAGACACCAAGAGTCGGTGATGAATCAGTAACATACAACAATGATGGTGAGGAGATTAAAGATGAAATCCCATTCTAATGATGCAATGGCACGAACCCATGACCCTAAAACGTCATGGGAAGCTGCCGAAAAAGTAAACACCAATAGACTTGAGAGAGTTGTCCTTGATGCAATCACTGCTCACGGACAGAATGGTGCAATACATGATCAGGTATGGGAAACTTTACCACATCTAGGTAATGTAAGAGAGGGAAGTATCACACCAAGATATGCAAGTCTTGAAAGAAAAGGTTTGATATATCGTAATGGAGACACTCGTAAAGGAAATGCAGGCAGAAGTCAGCTTGTAATGTATTCTTTGCAAAAAAAGGCTTGATATAAGAGCCATACAGAGGGGGTAAACACTCCCTCTAGTATGATTGTACCCTAGAATTAGGTTGATTCACCGACACTTTTCATTTCGTCAACAAGTCTCATTGCTCTATTTGGTACTTGTTTTGCCCACTTAGAGTCAGTCATTTCGTATGCAGCCTCAAACCAATCACGATTATCGATTGCTTTTTTCATTTTATGGAAGCGACTTAGTCTTGGTCTGCCCATATTGAACATCATGTTAGCAATAATATGTTGTGCTTTAACTGGTAGGTCATCAAAGTCGTTATAAATTAATTTACATTCGTCAACAGTAGTAGATAAGTCTTTTTCAAATAGTTCATTAACTCTTTCTTCTGCCACTGGTGTGCCAACTTCTTGTCCGTATTCATTATCCCATTCAGTAATAAGATGTCCTATCCCACAAGTAGGTAAACCTAAATGATCTAAATAGATTTCATTCTTAACACCTTCGTCTCTTTTTAGTTCATCTCTGAATTGTTCTATGTTCATTTTGTCATACCTTTATACTTTTCAAATGTACGGAGTCCACCCAAGCCAAGCATACCCATTAGCACAGTCATCAATGAACCCATATCAAACTCAGGCAATGCAGGTAGAGAGTAACCAAACATGGTGGCAAAAAATAAAATAAATTGCGACAAAACAAAATGCCACATCAAAGCGATACCACAAGTCCAACCAATGAAAGGTCTCCAAGATGCAACAAACCAGTGACGAGACTGTGCTTCCATCTTGTTTACTTCTATCTGTGACTTAGCTAGTTCTTGTGCATGACGTTGTGCAAGTGTAGCCAAATCATGTGACAACTTATTCTTAACATCTTTGTCCTCAATAAACTTACCAACAAGTTTACTTACTGGACCTATTAATGCAGTTAACATTACTTACTCCTCTATTGTTTAAGTACTTCATTCAAACCAAAGCCTTCGAGCAAAACTAAAGTAAAGAATAATAATAATATACCACCTGCTATTAACTTGCCACTGAAATTAGTAGAGCCAATTTTAATAGCAACAAACTCATTACCCAGTATTCTCAGTGATAACTCAAAAGAATTGTTACTTAAATCTAAGTTTATTAATTTCTTTTTTTCTTCTGTCATTAATAGACCTTTACTTTTTTTGGATTTACTTGAGGAACAAGTTTGCACATACAGTCATATCTTTTAGATCCATCTTCAGTCTCTAATACTTGACCAGATAAATTATCAGCATAGTATGTGCAATCGTTTACGTTTTTAAAATATATAGACCCTGAAGATACAGTGCCTAGATAACAAGCCAAAACAAATGCAGTCATATTATACCTTTCTTTTTAGCTATAATAAATAATACTGCCACTGCTCCTGATAATACAGCAGTAATTAATATAGCTAATATAACTTTCATTATAGTATCTTGTATATGTTGCTTACGTTTAGCTGCTTGAATCCTAGCATCTTTTCTAGCTTTCCTAGCATCAGCACAGTATTGTATGTAGTCATTGTATAGATTGGCTCTGCCATATAGTTGCATGAACTCACGGAGTTGATCTTTCTTTACTCGTATCTGTTCCAATGCCATGAACTCTTCTAAGTCATTGTCTGTCTTGCCAAGAAAGTTAGTCCAGATACTACTCTTTTTTTTATGTAAGTCTTGTTGAAGTTGGTCTTCAGCACCTACGAATTTGCCGATTGCAGCACCTGCACTTGAAAGATCACGACCATTTTCTATTGTTTGTTTGATGACTGCAAAAGCACTATTAGCGACCATTAGCATTTCAAGCATAGTGTCACCTCAGTAGTAAGCCTGCCATCATTAGTATCATTGTGCCTGCTGTACCAATCATAATAGTTTCTATTCTCTTGATGCGAAGTATAGTCTCTTTCCATCTCTCAGCACACACAGCCTCATGTGTGTCAATCTGTGCCTTTACTTCACTAGCCTTGACCATCAATCAGCCTCTGCTATTGTGTTGCCTTCAGCTACCCATTCAAGGATTGCTTGGTAGTGTCTGTTGGCAGGGTCAAGTGGTATATGTGTACTAATGCCATCTATATTGGCTAATATTGCAATATTATCACCTTCATTTTTGTATTTAGAATATTGTGGATTTTTAATTATCATTTTATAACTCCGAATCAAAGGTTGCATGTATTCTTACAAAAACAGTTGCACCTACAGTAGTAGCATGGATATAAAAAGTAGTTCCTTTTTCATTAGTATTTAAAAATTTAGCACCACTATAATTACTACCATCTCCTCTAAAACTATCCACAGTTCCAGTAACAGGATTATAAATTACAATAGTTGGTGAAGACCTCATAGGAGTAGGTTGAATCCATTGCCCTAAAATATTATACGAACCACCTATAGACATATGCCCTATTGGAGTGACTTCTCCATTTGAACCAGTTTCTGAACCTATAGCAGTTCCATAAGCATAAGAGCTGCTAAAATACCTTTGACACAAAGCTAGTTCTTCCCCAAATGACCTATGCTCAAATGGTGTGGCTTGTTCGCCTACTTCTAGTTGGACTCCAGTAACGTACCATTCGTTTGATGTGCTATCTGCTAGATTTACTTGTCCTACTGCAACATTAGCAAGTGTTCTACTTCCCCAAGATGTATTTAAAGTACCACTTGTAAAGTTTGACCCAGCACCTAAATAAAAGAAAATACCAAGACTACCACCATTATCATTTCCAAATGCACCACTAGTATCGCCATCTATAGTAATAGTCTTTTTCTCAAAAGTGTTTGCTGAACTTATAGTATAACTTTTAGAGATTGACCTTGAATTATCTGCATCATAAAACTCCACAATATATGTGCCAGTTTTATTAGACCTAACATAAAAAGATAAAGTCACCTTTTCTGTATCTGATGTACCTTTTTTTAAATGTTGTAAATCTTGACCCTCTAAATAATGTGATAGCTGTAAATAATCTCCTGCACCTAATGAAGCATCTGCTGTTGTGCAATCAAACTTGTATGAATTAGAAAAACCACTTGGTGCAGTAGTTGATTGTGAAACTGTCCAAGTTCCTGCACTTGACATTTCAACTTTAAATCTATCAGGTGCAT